GCTAACGCCTTTGGCCATACAATCGTCGCACCAAGGATGGTCCGCTAAAAACTTTTTGCTTTCCTTTTGCCAGCGACGGTTATACAAAGCGTGTCTTTTCTTGTCCTTTTGATAGCCATACTGCGGCTTTGTATTCTGATGTTTTTCGCAATACCCGCCCTGAACTGCTATCCGCTGGCAACTTGGATATCGGCAAGTGATTCTTGGCTTTAACGGCATATCCTTTCCCCTTTTTTAATGCGCAAAAAATACGTATAAATATTTTTAAAAGCCCTTGACTTATGCGCATTAAGTGTGTATAATGTAATCGTGAGGTGAGGACATGAAGCGCAAGGACTTAATAAAAAAGTTAGAACAGAATGGATGGTGGAAAATCAGAGAAGGTGCTAATCATGATATCTACACCAACGGAAAGAAAAGCGAACCGATACCCCGGCACAATGAAATCAATGAACTTCTTGCAAAAGCAATCATCAAGCGGCAGGGGCTGAAATAAAGCCCCTGACCTGCCGCATTAGATATTACGATGTTTATAGCAATAATTCGCAGTTCGGAAATTGTGGGCAAAATAGCATTAATAAGAAGTTGGAGGTGCTTACTATGAAAAAAGTTTATCCCGTTGTCCTCACCCCGGCAGAACGCGGATATGTCGTATACGTCCCTGATCTACAGATTAACAGTGAAGGAAGTGACATTGCCGAAGCAATTGAAATGGCCCGTGATGCCATTGGCCTTTGGGGAATTACTGAACAGGATTCCGGCAGAAAAATTCCGGAACCATCCTCGGCGGCAGCCATTGACCACGATACGAATGAAATCGTAACTCTGGTTGATATTGACTTCGATTCCTATCGGCGTGCCAATGATATGCGGACAATTCGCAAGAATGTGACTGTTCCCAGCTGGCTTAATGATTTGGCCGAAAAAGCAAACGTCAACTTTTCGCAGGTTCTGCAGGATGGTCTAAAACAACGGCTGCATGTTTCTGATCGGTAAGCTGATCCCCGCCTTTATCAGGCGGGGATTTTTCTTTACGCCGTTTCCAATACTGATCTGCCCGCTTCTCGGCTGCCCCGAATTCCTTTGCATTGAACGTTGGGCGATAATGATATTTCATGGGTATCACCCCGTTTTAGATATAAGAAAAGCGCACCGCCAAAGCGATACGCTGCTTAACTATTCTGCTGCCTGTGCGTCAGCCTTAGTTCTTTGAACCGTGCCCCACGGATGATGAGGCGGCGCATAAATAGTATATATTTTCAGTGGGATATTTCCAGTATTAATTACATTGTGCCATGTCCCTGCTGGTACTAATATCGCATATCCGGAACAGACCTTTTTCTGAAAGACTAAATTATCCTTGCTGCTCCCCATCTTTACAATTCCCTGCCCTTGCTCAATCCGAAGGAACTGGTCTGTATCGGGGTGTATCTCCAAGCCTATATCTTCATCAACCCTGATGCTCATTAAAGTCAGTTGCAGATGGTTTCCTGTCCATAATGCCGTTCGATAATTATTATTTTGCTTTGTCACTGCTTCAATATTAACCACAAACGGCTCCGGTCCATAATCTTCTAAGGCCATACTATTACAGTTATCCTGACGTGGACACCTATTATTCATATCCTTTTTTACTCCTTTCATATTCTTGCATGCTATCATATGAGAGGTACTCCGGGAAAGTGTTTAATCAGAATTGATAATACAAAAGGACGGCCCGCATAGGTCGTCCTTTGAAATACGAATCGGCGCGCTACAGGCGGCCGGTCTGCCCGCGCTCGAAGGTTCCTTTTTGGTAAGGCGGAAGCTTTTGGGTGCACCATTAACCTTGAATTCTAACCGCCTCGGAGTGGCCTCATATAAAATCATAAAAGTTTGTGCCGAATGATCGGCTTGTGCCAGTGTCCGGCTCTGACCCGGTAAGCCCTCGACGGCTGCCGTGCTCACTGGCGTATAGCGCCCCGCCGTGCAGGAGCGGAGCGCCGAAAAGGAGGGCGCGGCGTTGTCGTTTCCGCCCCGCGCTGGCGGTGTGAATCCATCTACCTTAATTTCCCATGTTTTCATATTAACTCATTTGTGGGTACTATAAACGGCAGTCATATAATATTTTTTTCTTTTGCAAGCAAATAGTAAAAATATCTTCGCTCATTATTAAACTTCTTTTCTCCCGTTTCAAGATTGCACAGCATACGCAAATAGTACCATGGAACGTCCCTGGTCACTGCAAGCACTATCTGTTCCCAATCTCTGGCACTGACCGCCTTTGCACATTTTTCTATTAATTCTATGTCTCTTGCCATACTGGCCGCCTGCATTGCTGCGTTTCCCGCCGGGTCTCCCACACCTGACCCATGTGGCATCCCGGTGACCTGCGGACTGTTGTATTTACTTCTGACTTCCGTTAGTTTTTGCTTTTTGTATTGATACTGCAAACAGAAATTATGTAATTCCCGATACGCGAATTTGGAAATTTCGTATTCATCAAGTTTGAGATCCTTTTTTATCGGCAAGCTTTCCGCACCTCTCTTTCATACATCCCTGTCCCGGACAATAATAGGTGTCTCTGTCTACTCTTAACCTCCAATCACAGGCTGGTTCCGTGCATAAGTAACCGTTGTTCATGCGGTACAGGCAGCCATTGCCCGCTGGCATAGAAATTAATTTCTTCTCTTCCGGCCTTTGTTCTTCCCGCTGTGAATCAGGCGGCTTTAATTTTGCTTCCGTGACCGCTGGACTGGTAAAAAAATCAGGTGATATTCCGTAATACTGCGATATCAGAGCAATTGCTTTCTTTCCGGGTGCATTTTTACCACTTTCCAACAGGCAGTAATACTGCGTGGTTAGTCCTATCAATTCCGCTGTCTTTTCCTGATCGCGGCCTGTCCCTTTGCGAAGATTCCTTAATTTTTCTGATGTTGTCATGGAGTGGCCTCTTTCTTTACAATCGGTGGAAGTTGGCTATCAATCGCCATCCAAAATCCGTCTGCACAATGTGGGCAAAGCCAGAATTCAGAATTATCGGTTCTTACTCGTAACCAGTCTTTCAGCCTATCGGCATTTTCAGCTTTTAAACATTTTTCGCAAGCTATTTTCATTTCTCAGCCTCCTGTTTCTGCGCTTGATGTGGGTCTACGCCTTGCCAAATCCAGCAGGAAAACATTTCATGATGGCCGTTATTCATATCACAATTTCCGCCGTTTGATGGATTATTTCGACAGTAGCTACACGGGGTAGTGGCTGCATCTAGTAAATCGTCAAGCGCAAATTCCAGCGCCTTTTTCAGCGAGTCGCTCTGCTTACTCCGGTTTTCATTGCGCTCATGCAGCTTGTCATAAAGCTGCTGCAAATAATTTCTTGCTTGTGTCAGCCGTTCCACCTCGGCAAGCAGAGCCGGAATATCGGCGCGGGCATGGGCGATAAAGGCGGCATCAGGCCGTTGAAAAGAGAACGACAAATCGTTTACGATATCAGTATCATCGTTTTTAACTCTTCTGAATCTTGGCACTGGCTCTGGTATATGTTCAGGATAATAACTTTCAGCGATCCACGGCCCCGGTGTTGCTGCCTGCTCCCGTGCCTTGATCTCTGCAAAATATTTAGCATCCATCACTTTTTCACCTCTGGCTTGCGGGCGTAGGGAACCCACGTTTTTCCGTAGTCTTCTATGCGCAAACCAGTGGGTCCGCTATCAGTGAATCTGACTTCCCCGCCGTATTCCCCGCCATAGCTTACATCTTTCACAACGCGATAAGTTCCCTTTTTTCCACGTTGTATCCACACTGGTTCCCCGACCATCTGCCTAAGTTTCTCCAACGTCAGCGGCTTGTTTTCCGGGGCGGTGCGGCGGTTCCAATTTTCAGCAGCTTCGTCCGCATCCTCCTTAGGCGGCTGGGGAAGCGGTAGCCAGTGGGTGACAAAATCGTCAACCGCTGAAAAAGATTCCGAATACACAGGATATTCCCACCAGCCTTCCGGAATCACGAAAGAATCAGATTTTTCGTCATATTCGAAATCTTCATTATTCCAGTCAAAACCGCTGTTTTCAGTGACCGTTTTGCCGTCCTCATACATTGCTAATGACCGAACTTGTATTTTCCTACCGTCACAAAGTTTTCGGGTTGCACAAATAAGCACTGACGTTTCCGGATCCGGCAGCCTCTTACTAACCGAAATCCAATACGGTTTTAATTCATCCATCGTTTTCACTCCTTCTCAAAAATCATCTTCAATCCTTTGGCGGCTGCATACTCGAATTCTAACCCGGCGCCCTCGCTGTGCTCCCATCCGGAAAGAAAATATACTGTGTCGCAGACGTCCATCATTTTGTAGCAGATCGGCATATACGAATCATGCGGTAGTCCGGGCGGCATAAACGCCGGATTGAAAACGGAATATCCCTGCTTTTCAAGGTGTGTCTGTGCGTTCATGAAATTCCATTGGTAATGCTCAACCCCGGTTATCGGACCGGCTATGTAAATCACAGGCATGTCTTATGCCGCCTCCCTAATGTAGCACCAGCTCTGCGGCGCCCTCTGTAGGTTAAAATCAGACAATGGCCGCGGGTGCTTGTACTCCGTTATCTTAGCAAGATACCAGCCGTAAACCGGCCGGCCGTTCGCGTAGGCATCTATTTCCTCGATTGACAGGCAGCTGCCTTCTACCATTTCGGGGCTGTATATCCGCGGGGCTGCTATCTCAACCGCCAAGCAGATACATTCTCCGACTACGGCCCCGCGGCCTTGCCGTGTTTCGTACAGATAGACGCGGAATGCCCATTCAATGCGCGGGCGGCTCTTGCGAAGCTCCACCCGCTTTTCCCTTCGAAGTATCTTTCGGCACCAGAGCGGGCGGATGCTCAATAATACGTCAATCATGAGCATCACCCCACGGAAATTCTTGAATCAACGGCGCGCCCCAAATATCGGTTAAGCTGGATTTCATGAAAACCGGAATTCCGGCCGCGCGGCAATCCGCAACAATGCTTTCTATCCATGCCCGTTGTGGGATGACCTTTTCTTTTCGGTTCCCGGTTTCGGCTCCGATGATTACCCAATCGATATCAGGCTTCAGATCGGCGCCGTCTTCACTTTCCCACACCCCGCAGCAGTCACAGTACCAGGGCTTTTCCCCTTGACAGGTTTTCGGGTTGTCCTGATAGACTTCATCCGATCCGCAAACAGGGCATCGGTTCTTTTTAAGATTCAGAGTGACCGGCCCTAAAATCGGCTCGATGCTTAAAAACCGGTGGCCTTCCGGCAGCCGTGAAAGCATTTCTATTTTTTTGGCGTCGGCCTGACTTGTTACGGAGGTACCAAACCAGCAGTTTTCAAAAGATTCTGTTGCGTCGCTGCACCCTCTATCCTCCGCGGCATAATTATCAATAGCATTGTCATAGCGTCCGGGGTTTTTGGTTAGAAACAGATATCGGTGCCATAGAGCCGATACAATACATTCATCAAATACGGCCTGAATCCATTCGTCCGGTACCCAATCGCCGAAAAGGTCTGCCATGGAGCATACGAATATGTTTCGCGGCTTTGTTTTCTGCTTTGGTTCGTCCAGACGGTAGCGGTGGAATGTGGGTTCAAAACCAAACGGGTAAGGGGCCTCACGATACCAGCCGTCTTTGGTTTTTGCTAACTGTGGTTCCGATAGGTCGTATGGCGGCTTAAGCACTTCCTCTTTGTACTTTGCTATGAACACCCCCATTTCTTTCCCATATCCACCGCCTGCAAACCTTGTCGCAATATTTTTTGCATAGCAGTATTCGCACCCGTGTAGGCATCCAGTGATCGGATTCCATGACATATCGCACCAGTCAATTTTTGTTTTGTTCATGATGTTTCCTCACTTTCCGGCGGCAAAAACTCTTGTTCCCGTGCGCAGGCTTTTATTTTGGCTATGGTCGCCTGTCCAATTCCATGCCCGGAATGGAGACCGTTAATAAAATCCAGTACAAATTCCCTGCCAAAATTAATGATATCGACGCACTTAGCATTTTCCTGAATTTCTTCAATAAAATCACAAATCTGTCCATCCGTCATTTTACGGATTTTAACGGCCATATCGTGCTGCGCGATTTCTTCCGGCGACCGACGGCATTTATGCTTTTTCATGGTTGCTAATCTCCTCTCTTTTCGCTTCCGCTATTTCCTGCAATGTAACCCTTCCGTCAAGAACGGACTGAAAATATTCGTTTACCTCGGTTTCCAACTGCTGAAGTTCTTCCGGTCTGACGCCGTAGTGATCTTGAAGGACGATAGTCACGATATCCATTGCCCTGTCAAGCGATTGCCGGATACCGGTTCTCTGGCCAGCATTGTAAGCGTCAAGAATATCTTTTCGGCTATATACACCGGCGTTCATGGTGTTACCTCCGTCGATGCATCCCCCGGCCGGTCCCCGCTGTCCCTGCAGGATTTAATATCATGCATGAAGTCAAGAAATAGGACGGCGCCGGAAAAACGGACTCTCCAATTCTGAATGTCCCGCTGTGTTACATACTGACGGCCATAATACTTTTTCATGTCACGCCAGTAAATCCACGGAATAGTGAAAAACTGGTCCACGATTCCTATACAGACGAACGCCGCAGCGCCCAGGTGGTGGTGATGTTCCAGAGAATCCATCTGATCTGGCGTAAGGACGTTTCTTTCCATAGAATCGGTTGTTGTGTACTTCGCTTCAAAAACGATGGATCCGCCGCCCGCAAGTGTTCCCTGAAAATCCGGTTGCGCGGGTGCGGTAAACCGGCCTTTGAATATCCCGTTTTTCAGCTTTTCCAGCACCCGGAGCGGCTCCGGGATTTTGTCTACCTCGGCGCGCTGGTCCATGCTGTAAATTTGACACGCCTTTTTAAGCTGTTCCTCGAAGATATGGCCCTGCGCGTTATTCCGCCGTCCCCTGATCTGGTTCCATGGGTTCGGCGTACGTTTTGATTTTGCTATCTCGTGAAAAGATTTTGCCATTTCATTCGGCATGGTGGTCACCATCCTTTCCGTCCATCAAAGCGCCGCAGGAAGGGCAATACGTGCTATAAGTGTTAGTGTGTCTTTTGTCACCACAATTCGAGCATCTTAGCCACGACCTACCTACCTGTTTCCAGTGCCCATGCACCACCGGCGCATACTCTCCGGATGCGATTTTTCGTTCATCGGCAGCAGCTTTCAGTGAAGCCTGTACAATCGGAATATCCTCACCCTTTTTCCGCCCGTAGACATTTTCAAGAATATTCGCAATCTCAGCATGATTCATTTAAAGCCCCTTCTTTCTGTTCCGCGCCGCTGACCACGAAGTCAAACAATGTCGGCTGGTCTATGGCGGCTTCCGCAGACTGTAAATACTCAACTCCATCATGAAAATAATCCGTGTTCAGTTCATCCCCGATACCGAAACGGCCCATTTTCACGGCCATGTAAGGGACCGTCATCAGGCCGCCGAACGGGTCATATACCGTTTCGCCCTCATTGCTGTACCGTCTGATTACCCGCTCGACGATATCCAACTGAAGCGGGCAAACATGCATTTCACGTTTTTTCAAATGCTGGTCTTTGTTTAGAGTGTTCATCCGTGAGACATCGTCCCACACATCCGGGTTCCAACTGGCTGGCGGCGCCGTCATGAAGGTTTTGGAAAGCCGGTCGGCCTCCCCTAATTCTTCCGTGATTTCCACATGCTCGTGATAATCGTAAATATTGCTCTTCGAAAATTGCTTGAATGTCCGCTGTAACTGACTGATCGGCATAGCGGCGATTTCGTCACGGGTTAAAAACCGGTTTCCGGAAGTCCGCCAGAATGCGTGCGCGTCAAGCTGCCACTGTGCCAGCGAGTATTCCTCTTTCGATTTCACGACCGGCACGTCCGCATAGGCTTTCCCGGTATTGCTCGGCAGCTTGCGGAACAGCAGTATGTATTCCGGGCATCCGACGCCCATTTTCGTTCCGTCCTTGCACTGCTCCGTATACCCGAGCCGGTACGTCTGGTTGTTTTCACGGACAACATCAGTAATCACCGTAATCATCCCAAAATATTGAAAACCATGCTTCATATAATGCTCGATGCACAGCGCGTGGAATGGTTCAATCGTCGGCATCCCGGTACCGGTAGTGTTTCCGAACAATACACGGTCCTTCACATGAATCGCCGCGACCCGGCCGGGTTTCAAAATTCGAAGAAGGTTCGGGGAAAGGTAATCCATCTGCTCAAAGAACCGTTCCGTATCCGGATTATGTCCGAAGTCGTTATAACTGGCCGTGTACTCATAATGATTTCCAAACGGTATCGACGTGTGAATCAGATCAATGCTGTTTTCCGGCATGTTTGCCGCTTCCAGAATGCAGTCGTTATTGACCGCCGTGAAATGCTTTCCTTTGACTTCCAATCTTTTCACCCCGATATGGCGTTCCAGCTTCTCTGCAATTGATGTACCGGAAAGCCCGTATTTTTTGACTATGGCTGCCATCTTCTCTGCCATTTCTTCATACTGCTTCCACTTTCGTTGCAGTCTGGCGAGTATTTCAGCCTCACTGTCCATGTAGATAATGTCGATAATGACCTGTTTGGTTTGCAGAAAGCGGTAAATACGGTGAATGGCCTGAATGAAATCATTGAACTTATCATCGATCCCCAGGAATATCGCCCGGTGACAGTACCGCTGAAAATTACATCCGGATCCGGACAGTTCTTTCTTTGTGGCCAGCAGACGAATTTTGCCATCGGAAAAGTCGATTGTGTTCTGTTCCCGGACGTCAAGATCCTGCGAACCGAAGATTTCTACCGCGTCCGGCATGGCCTTTTTGATTGCGTGCCGTTCCGCTTCAAGATCATGCCAAACGATAAAATGTTCAAATCGGCTGCGGTTGATGATCCGCGCGGCTTCCTGCACCCGCTGACCGATACTGTCCCGTTTCTCACGGGCGGCATCGTTCAGGGAAAGAGCTGCTTCCCGGAACATCTTCATCTGACCGTCCCTGTCACATCCGGCCGTACTGTTGTCCGCCCGCAGTTCATGATAATAGACTTTCATCGGCGGCAGATCATAACCGGTATCATCA